TGCGATTATACACACAGCTCAAATAACAATTGGAAACAGTCAGACATTAGTAGACCGGCAACAAAATTGTTACAGAAACTTTATTTTGAATAATACAAACTTGAATTCATATCACCAAACCAGCACGTTAGTGAAACAAAAATGGCAAACCTCGTCGAAACACAAGTTCAGTCTCAACCGACTGACGGAAAGTATTTCAAATCTGGATTGGGACCAAGTGTCTTTTATGGAACCAAAGAACTCAAAAGAAAAGAAGCAGTAGCTGATTTAGAATATAAAAACGCTGATGTTGGAGCATTGGATGAATGCTCTCTTGATGTTACGGAATACATTCGTAGCACACCAGAGACACAAAGCCGCTTCAACGGAGGCAAATATGATGATAGGGAGACACTTTCTGGTGTCTACCAAGGCTCAGTACTTGAGCAAATTGGTGTTGGCAGAGAGTGGGATGTGTCTTTGCCCTCGATTGCCATCTTGAATGGCGCCACTTGGGGAGATCATATGATCAAGACTGCTGATGCATTTTCAAGCATGGCACTAGCTGTCCCACAAGCTGGGTCTTTTTCCTCTTTTTCCTCGTTACAAGCCTTGCTTGGCAATTCCAACATGCAAGTTCCTATGGAATTAATGGGTGCTGTACGCATGATGGACCAAACTGCCAGCAACTCAGTGCGTTTCTTATGGAGATTGGCATTGTTGTATGTTGCTGCGAAAATCAATGACAATCGTGGTCGAGGCATGCTCACAGTGACCAATATTTCAGATGTCGATTTCGTCAATGTTGAAACAGTTGACCACTTCACTGGTGTATTACAAGGAGCAGTCTCGGGAACAAATTATGTGCCTTTCATCGCACACAACCTGCCTGTATTACAAAGCAGACAAGTTGGATTATTGTTAACCGCTTGTTCCAACCGCATATCCATTGATGGTAGGCAGGTGATTGCATGGCCTGCCATCCAAAGTTTGTCCTTTTTATACCATGGATCGAATGCCCGTGTAGTCCCAGTCTTGCAATTTCATGCGAGTGAGGTCTGGCAAACTGCTGTAGCCTGGGCAACACAATATTCTGATGTCAAGATTTTGCATGAATGTGTCAACACATTTGTTGCACTGGGATTGAGAGACAATCAAAGCATGTGTCTTACCAATTTAGACAAGGTTCAGATCGAGTTGCCTGTTGCCAAGATGCAGCCCCTTGCTATGGCACTTATTCTTGAACCCTGTAGTGTGGAAGCTCATGATTTGTATGAACCTATTTTCACTCAAGTAATTGAACAGCAGCTCTGCATCATGCAGCTGATGGGAGTATTATATTGGTATTGGGTTTGGCATGGCCCTGTTTTTTATGACAGGTTGCAGTTACTTGAGTCATCAGACGAACATGCTATGGAAGTTGTGTTAGTTGGTGCACGTGGACCACGAGTGATTTGGGGAATCGTGCAAAACATGTTAACTTCTATTGGCGTCAAAGGCAAAATTGGGCGAATCTTGTCAACTGTGCAACACACTCGAGATTGGAAAAGATTTGTCAAGTATGCGAAGATGAAGCGCAGAACTGCTGTGCAATGGGAAGAGCTTGCTTGCAAGATACCCAAAATATCAAAAGAGTCTGCGTTGTGGGGAACACTCTATCCTCTGCAACTTGAAAAGAAGTATATCACAGGCCAATGGGGGTCTGTTGGGCATATTGCTGGTTCAAGGGATATTGCAGAGTGCATGTATTCAGTGAACACTCCACGCACTGTGTACAAGCTGCAAATCCACAAAGGTGACGGTACTGTATCAGTCTTGGATTACACGCCTGATGTAAATTATGCAGGCAGGATTGCTGATTATCAGTTTTTTACAACGAATGACAAATGGGGAAGATTGTATACTCCAATCTTCCAAATGAATGACAGAGAATACTATCACATGCTGGTACAGGCAGATGCCATCAGATTCCATATGAATTGGTTTATTGACCGGGTGGCGGCGCAATCAGTTGGTGTGAACGTAAACTACTCTGCAGCACCTCGTGAACCAACAAACTTACCAGGTATGTCAATGGACGAAGTCAATGATCGCATGGATGCTGATTTTGGACCAGACATTGCTCCACCTGACAACACTTTGCCAGAATTGGATACTGATGAAGAAGATTGGGCTTCAACTGAAGATCTTGCTGAGCAAGCAACTCGCAATGTGTTGCAACATACCAGGCCAAATCTTGATGCTGTGGGTGTTGCTCGATCAATGGTTAATAATGTTTATTCAGAACATGGTCCTTTACCTAGCGTAGTCAAAAAGATATTAGACGCTCTTGACTCACAACAGGAATGGAAGACAAGACAACTTGTGGATGCCATTACTGATACGAATATCATTGATGGTCTCAGACAATTGCCTGAGTCCAAGCGTGCGCAGACAGCTTACAATTTGGCTCAATGTCTTAAAGGCACTATGCCACTTGCATACTCTCCTAGCGCAGCACGCAAATTGATCAAGACAACAGTTGGGCTGCAGAATGCTTCAAGCTGCTTGTTCAGACATGGAGCTCTTTCTGTTTCTGAGTTACCTGAAACATTGCAATCATTGCATCAAGAATTGAGACAACAGAAATTGGCCGCATGGCAAAAAGATGTGTTGGCAAAACGTGCACAAGGACTACCTCCAGCTCCACAACCAACACTCGAAAGGGTCTATACTGCTGAGGGTATAACAGACGCAGCTCTTTCTGCTGCTGTGGCAATGGGAATAGATGCCCAAGCGTTGATCAAAGTTGCTAAAACAGGTAGAATTAAGGACCTCCTCCAGGATGCATTTGTGGCACAAAATGATATGTATCAGAACACCCATCATTCTGCAGACATCAGGCAATTCACTGAAGACCTTGGTGGTGCAGTACCAGCTGGCTATACAGAAGAAGAATGGGAAATGTTGACAGCTACACTCAATGCACTTGATGGTGGAGCAGCAGATGCAGCTGGCGCTGATGCGATCAATGCAGGCAACACTCCAGTTCAACATGATGACCCAAACTTGACAGGTGTACCAAGTGGTTCGGGCACGCAACAGCCTTCTGGTACAGAACCTGGAAACACGCAACGAACCACATCAGATCAGCCTCCAATTGTAATCAACGTGCCATCAGCAAATGCAGAGACACAGAATACACCACAGGATACAAACTCTACGAACACATCTGCTGCTGGAAGGTCTGGCCAACAGACGCAGAATACTACTTCGGCGGCAAGTGGCCTCAACATTCAGGGCTTTACGTTCTCGGACCTCAACAGTGGCGAGAATGGCTCTCAACACTAAACCCAACACAAAGAGCACTCTATGCAGTTTTATGTCAGGCTAGAGTTGCTGGTGTAGAACATTACAGACATATATTCCATTCCTTTAATTACAAATATGCTTTACCTACCACTGCAGAAATGGAGGACTATGACAAAATAACCACAGGGCCTATGAAACCACATGAGTATATCGGTGGTGCCCCTATACATATGAAACTTAATATGGTCAAAGAAGTCTATGCCTTTGACAAATATGATATACAATTAATTAAACGCTCCACTGGAGCATCTGAGCCTGAAGTTGCTTGTTCAATACTCCTCTTGCATTGCGTGCATCCCAAATTGAGACAAGTCTTGATTGACAATGATTGGTTCAGAGTGCCTTTAGAATTGTGGCACATTACATTTAAGCCAGTGTTTGATCAGTGGAGACGGACTGGCATGGTTGGTGACATCAAAACTGAAGATGTGTGGCAACTACGGCAACTAGTCAAATGCACTATTCGTGTAAATGGAGAGGCTGATTGGGAAACAGAAACTTTGGAAAGACAACAACATGCTTATCAATTACGTCAGCCATTCACCAAAACCAGCGAGTCTGGAATTGCTAAAGCTGAAGAGTCAATGAACAAACACCTGATGCGATTGGCGCAAAACATGATAATGCGTGCAGGCAAATCGAGAGTGTTAGAATCTCTTGATGAGTGGTGGGCCAGCAGGCATCACGCTACACCTAGTGGCAGCACAAGTCATCGTTCATGGGTTCGACCTGCTCTCAAGAAAGATCCAAGACTCAAAGCAGCTGACAGACCTAACAAGAAAGCTGTTGTTGAAATATTGCCGCATGATTATCCATGGCAGATATTGCAAGGACCAGCAATGAACATTGCAAAAACATCAACGAAACCTGAACCTGGCAAAAAGCTACGTGCGTTATATGCAGTACTGGATGAAGTATATATTGTTGCTTCCTATGCATCTGTTCATTTGGAAAAAGATCTCACCTTTTGGGGAATGGTCGGTAAACAAAAACCAATGGATGTAGTCAACTGGTATACTGAACATTGTAAAAAACAAGGTTATTGGGTCAGTGCTGATTTCTCGAATTTCAATATCGAGCACATGATGAAGACACTTTCTCTTTTCAACTTGCATCTAAGCCTTGCTTGGCTTAGATATGGGCCACCAAAGGTTGCAGTTGAAAAAGCCAATTGCGCTTTGTGGGTTGCACAATCATATGAGCAATCATATGCCAAGAAGGGTGATGATTATGTCAGGTTATTCAACGGGTTGTATTCTGGACATCGTGACACAGCACGCGACAATACTTGTCTCCACTATGTATATTATTCTATGATGCTTGATGCTGCTCAGCAAGGAGGGTATCACATGAACCCACAATACACTGCTTTTTGTGGCGATGACGAAGATGTCCATCACCAAAATTTTGCTGAAGCAATTGTGCATGTGTCAATTTATCAATTAACAGGCCATGCGATCAACTCAACAAAACAGCTTGGAGGCATGTCACATCATGAATTCTTGCGTATGGTTGGAGACCCAGTCAATATGCCTGAGAGACCACTTGCTAGCATATTATCCACTATAGCCACAGGTAATTGGTATGTAGAACAGTCTTTGTGGTATGACAGTGTTGTGGCATCTGTTTCAGCAAATTTCTGGGATGCTGTGTGTCGTGGCATGCCTCTGCGGGCAGGACAACAAATGGCAGCGATGTACCTAGATATTTTAATGCGTTTCAAGAGTCCAGAAGGCGTGTGGAAAAAGCTAGAATGGTGGGCATACAGGAAGAAAGTAGGTGGTCCTTATCTATGGCAAGGTGTGGAAGGAGGCGAAGATGAGCCAATTAGCGTTAGCAGTGCCATCACCCCTGATCCTACTTGGCCTTCTTTAGCAACAGAAGCATGGATGGATAAACAACTTAGATATGTCAAGGATTTACCGAAGAAAAAGAAAGCAGAATACAAACAAAGGTTGTTGGCAGCCACATATGGTGGGACTTTTCATTCTTATCGCATGAAAGACATCCTGCGTCAAACACAAGAACATTGGCCAGAACGATATTCTAGAAGCAGGGTGGTTGAACATGAATATCAACCACAG